CGGTGCGCGAGCCGGTTGTGTGCTGCTGGATCGACTGAGACATGTTGATCTCTTCGTAACCCAGCACGCCTTCGCCCATCAGACCGTTCTTGAACTGACGAGAAATGGTGTCAACCGGGTTGAAGAGGCCCTTCATGCCTTCGACCAGACCAGCGTTGGCGGCTGGGTTCACGGTCGCATAACGGTTCGGCATCATGGCGGCGAACTCGTTCAGCTTCTGCTGGCCCTGAAGCAGGACGAGCGAAGTGGCCGGGGTCGTGCCGGGGGTGCCGACAGAGCTATAGATGCCCTTGTAGGCGTTGGCGACGTCAGCGTCGATGGAGGACGCAAGCTGCGAAATACGCGGCTTGAGCACACGATCAGCGAAGTCGTCAAGCTGCATGGTGAGTTCGGCAGACGTGAAGTTCACACCAATGTGCTTCTGGTTGTTAACCGTCAGCGTCGTGAACTGTTCGTTGTCATCCTGCACCTGAAGGGCAGCGCCGTCCGTGACCAGAGCGCGGTCGGGCAGACGGATGCGGAGGGTCGAACCGATCTTGGCGCCTTCGACAGCAAAGCTGTCGTCGTACTGACGGTTGACGTTGCGGGTGATTACCAGGTTGTTCTCGAGGATTTCGAGAGCCTTCCGGGTGATCATGTCAATGGTAAGAAGTGAATTACCCATTTCTTTGATTTCCTAGGGTTACTTGCGACGTTGTGCCTCGTACTTCTTGATCTGGCGCAGCCGTTCCTGTTCAATCCACTCCGACGTTGACATGTTCTTTACAGATCGCGGGTCGGTCGTATCGTAAGCAGGCGTACCGGAGGCGGTACGGGCCGTCACCGGAGCAATCGGCGCCGGGGCGGTTGAGGTCTTTTTGGCCGGGGGGTTCGATGCAATTTTTGCTTCGATCCTTCCGATTTCCCGTGCCTGCAAGAGCGGGTTAAGGCGCGCAATCCGTTCGGCTTCCTTGGGGTTCGATCCTAGCCAATAAATGACGTCGGGACCAATTTCGGACGCCTGAATGGTCTGCGCCATCGTTTCCGTGACGGGGAGCTTTGGGTTGTAGGCGACCTGTTCAAAGTCGTCGTACTTGTTCCGGGCTTCCTCTTCACGGTCCTGATAGGCTTCAAGCGTTGCCGTGCGTTCGGCCTCTGCTTCGCGCTGCGCAAGAAGTTCCTGCGCTTTACGTTCAGCAATGGCTTCGGCGTAGGCTGGCGCATCTGCAAAGTTGTCGGGCTTCAGCGGTTCCGGCGGAGAGGCCGAAGGTGGAGCCTTATACTTTTGCGCTTGCTCGCGCTCCCATTTCCGTTGCTCTCTTGCGAGACGTTTGCCGACGATGGCGTCCAGTTCTTCCTGAGTGAAGGTCTTGGGCGCTTCCGCAGGCGTCGGTTCCGGCGTAGAATTGTCTGTAACGGCAGCAGGCTCAGCCGTAGGGGCCTGTTCCGGCGCGGGCGCACCCGCTAGTTCGTTATCACTCATTTACGTCACCTTTCGGTTCCTGGCGTACCCTGCCAGTAGGGGTGGTAAATCCGTAACACGATTTGTTACGGCAGTCAAAATGTCTATGCGTAATAGCTAATATTGATCTTGGCGCTGGCGGCCGTCTCAATAAAACGGATGCGGTTCAAGTCGCCGTCGTACTGAAGCGGGACACCCACAGCAAGAGGCATACCAACGGATGCCGTAGGGTCGGTGCCATCATCGCGCCAACGCACATCTTTGCCTTCCGCAATGATAAGCGCAAACGTAGGTTCCTGCTGGTTGCCAAGTTTATCAACAGCCGGGACCGTAAGTCCAGCAGCGGCGCTCAGAGACGTAATCTGCTGATAGCCAATGCACGAGGTTACGGATTTAAGGGTAAGTGCCATAGTTAGAAGCTCCTGCGTTCAGTAAAAGACTTAAAACTGACTTGGTATTCGCTGGCCGTCAGGGGAGGCGGCGCGGCAAAAACCCAGCCGATATTGTTTCCGCTATCGACGTTACCGTTACTGGTATACGCCTGCCACTCACCATAGCCTGTCGCCGCGATGTCCTTGATGTCCATGTACGACACAGAGTTAGCGCCGCCGCTATCCGTCAGTGTAGCGCGGCTGCCAGTGGACGACGAGTTGAGCGTAATAAGATTGCCGGACGTACCAGAAGCAGTAAAAGTCGATACTGTTTGCGTGGTACCGGCCGTCAACGTAATAGTAGCAGGCTGAACGGTATTGGTGATGTTAGTGAAAGTGTTGGACTGTTGAACTGTGAGCGCTCCTGTGCCACCTTGATTAAGCGTCGGCCACGTTTTGCCGCCACCGGCAAAAGTTTTGGCGCTTCCGCTAGTCATGCTTATGACGCCAGTAGACGCGCTAACAGTCAGCCCGGTAACGTTTGTGTTAGCATTCCAGTTCGCGCCTGCAACTGTCCATGTGCCGCTGCCGAGCGCGAGCGTTTTTGTGCCTGAACCAAGGGCAAAAGACCCGATAGAAACGTTTTTGTTGTTTGCGTCCAACGTTCCATTAGTGAGGGTCAGCGTGCGAGTGGCACCAACAAAAAAAGCATCTGCAAAAGACCACGCACCCCCGACCCCATTAAACGCAACATTTTGGTCGATAGTTACTCCCGCCGACGTAATAACGCGGGGGGTTACGTTTGTGCCGCCGAAAGTGATGGTGGATGTCCCGGCAGGGGCGGTCATGGTAGAAGACATCGTAAAATCGCCGAATACCGTGTAGTTAGTCGATACTAAGCTGCCGGAAAAACCTGTGAAATTGAGGTTTTTATACGTTGAGCCAAACGCAAATGTAAGCGCGTAAGTGCCTGCCGTAATATTGAACGAGATAGCACTAGCTTCAGCAAGAGCGCCGGTTGATACCGTCAACCCTGTCGCCCCTGAATAAGTAAGGTCGACAACGGGTGTTCCCGATACCGTGAGGTTGGTTATTGTGCCCATGCCCCACGGAAAACCGCCGCCGGTTCCGCTAACGATTACTTTACCCGTCCCAAAATTGATGGTGCGGACGTTGGAATTACTAGAGGTAAAGTTTGAGACGGTCATCGCGTATGAGTTCATCGCGATAGTCCCGGCGGTAAGCGTAAACGCGCTAGTGATAGCAAAATTAGCGTTTACATTCAGCAAAACAGTTGCGCTGTTAAACACGACCGTAGACGCTGTGGCTCCGGTCTGAACTTGACAAGTTCCAGAACCAGAGCCGCTATCAAAAATAACCGCATCTACAGATACCGGTGCAGAAGCGCCGGACGCACCGCCGCTAGAAGCGGACCAATTTGCCGTAGAACTAGCATCCCAAGTTCCGTTACCGCCGACCCAATATCTGTTAGCCATGTTACACGACGTACTTTGTTACGAGAGTGCGAATTGTAACCCCAGAACCGGCGCTAATTGATGAGCCGGTCACATTCGTAAGCGTAACCGTGACCGTATCTGTAGCGGTAACGCGCGCTGAAATAGTTAGTCCTGGCAAAAGGGTAGCATAGCTTGCAACTGCAAAATCACCGACTAAAGCGCCTGTTACGGTCAAATCAACTTGATATGATGCACCTGAACTAATAGTACCCGGTGAATCAATTAGTGACGCTGTATAAACTTTGGGGGCCATAAGCCGCCAATCGGAAGTCTCGTCGCCAATAGACAACCAGAAACTTAAACTAGACGTGGAATAAATGCGGTCATAAGCCCAGCGTGGTCGAGTGGCGGACGGATTACGAGCCGGAGTAGTCATTACATTAGTGTTTTGGAACGCGTTGCCGTGAGGCGAACTCATGCCAACAGGGCGGAAACTTGAAAAGCTAATTTCCGTCATGTCCGCAATGCCGGTGGTGGTCAGTTCTAGCAGTTCTACGCCAACGGCGTAGCAATCAGTAAACGAGATGTTTTTGCTGTTTGCCGTTGTTTTTAGCAAACCACCAAACCGTTTGATGTCGGCGCCGATAATGCTAAACGAACTACAATAGTCTATGTCAGCAAACAGCGTAGCGTTATAAGCCGGTGAAGCAACATTCATACCGTGCAGCGTCACACCGACGTGCGTAAACACCGTGGTGCCATCGGGGGTTCCGGTATCAATCTTGCCAATTTCAAGCATCGAGCCAGTGTTTGTGCGAGGCACGTTTTCGCAGTAAATTGCGCTATCAACTGTGTTACCTCGCGCCATGCGAATTGCACAATCTACGCTTTCAACAATGTTGGTAAAACGTGCGCCTACTAGCGAAAACGTATCAATGTCGTAGCCGTATGTGGTATATGCCGGATCGCCGCCAGAAATATATACGTCAATATCCGTGCGGGTAGTAATATTTCCGCCCGACAGCGTGCTATTTACAAACTTAAACGCCGCAGTACGGAAACCGTTAATGTTACCGCTTACGTTACAATCTAGCCAACGTTCGATTATAGCAAAATAATCAATGCCAGTATAGATAAACGCTTCAATGTTACCGCGGTACAAACGCGGCAGATTAAACACCGCAGCAGCACCAAATCCCTCGCCGCGCACGGCAAGCCCGCTAATTTGAACAGCCGCAAATGCGTAAGACGCAGGTGTGTTCTTCCAGGTAAAAAGATCGCGCTTACTTGCAGGGCTAAAAATCAACCTCGGAAAACTTGCCGTGTTAGGAACAGTGCGAGCTTCGCCTATGATAGTGCAACCAAGTGTTTCGTCAATTTGCAAGCTATCAGTAACGAGATAGTCACCCCACGTCAACGTAAACGGCAGTCCGCTATCAAGCGCGGCTTGAATAGCTGCCGTATCATCCGCAACACCATCGCCCACAGCACCAAAATCTCTGATGTCGAGCGCGTCACGAAGGCGGTCTTGAACAGACCGGATAAAATATGCGTCGCCAGTGCCAGAACCTGCACCTGTAGCCGTAAAAGTAACGCCAGTAAGATTGGCCGAAGCCCCGATAGCAACGAAGTCTGTCGTACCAACAGTGTTGATGGCGTAAGAAGCGCCGACAGTAAAACTACCGGCGTCAACCAAAAACCCCGCGTTGTAGCTTATACTGCTGCTATCATTAACAATAGGCGGTTGAGGAAGCGTCGGTATGTTATCGTATGTTTTGATAAGAACGTCTGTAGCGTCCTTCAAAACAAATTTAAGGCTTACCCCAACCAAAAGCCATATCTCATTCGGCGGGCGTCCGGCAGCGTCCAAAATAATAGGGTTTGTGTTTGGTGTGCTTCCGGCGGGTCCCGTATATGTAGTAGCAGGTGTCGTAGTACCCGCCAAATAAACATATATTTTGCCGCCGCTCAAAGGTGCAGCGTTATTAGTAAGGATTTGCGCGCCTGCGCCCCATATCGGTGATAGAGTATAGTTGGTCATCTATGCCTCAGCGTATGTTTTGCAGGCTAAATCACGCCAAAAATTTTAGTTTGTAGAGCGTGGTATAGTACAAACCGACAATCTCGTCTATGACGTTCTGGAGCGCGGTACACTCGCGGTCCACGATGTCATAGCGCGTCTTCATGATCTGCTCGGCCTGACGCTCCAAGAACTCGGTCACGTTGTTCGACTTGTCGGCCGACATCAGCGCGACAGGGCCGATCAGGCCGTATTTGCCCTGATACATCTCGGCAAATTTGTCCGCCAAATCAATGATTTCGTCGTAAAATTTACCCAAAGCCTTGTGCTTGGCAAAAGACCGCGTGTTCAGGTGCGCGGAGTGGGTCACGTCGCGCGCCAGAAACAGCATCCCTAGAAACTTGTCGCAGTTGCTCATATAGGCGCTCCTTCAGGAAGCATCTCAGGCCCCAGCGGCATCTCGCGGGGTGCTTCGGTTGGCTGGGGCATCAGGGGCTTGCCGGACGAGATGTCGCCCGTCTCCACCGCGGCCGCGATGGTTCCCATGACGATGTCTTGGATTTGCTCAGGCGTCATGGCCTGCTGCATGGCGCTGATCCGCTTCGTCTCGGCATCGTATGCCTTGATCTGAAGCTCCTGGGCCTCCATCGAGTTCTGGATGTTCTCAACCATACCCATGGTCTGGTTAAGCTGCTGGGTCAGCGCCTCAACCATCTGCTCGGCCGACTGGAGTTCCGGCGACTTGTCGTCATCCGCCAGCACCTTCGGGTCGATGATCTTCTTGAAGCGGGCCGCCATCTCCTGCGCGCCCGGCCAGTCCATGTTCTTGATGAACAGATCACCAGCCACCTGCCAGAGCTGCGGGCTGGTCTGGAGGATATTCGCCATTGCCTCGACGGCTTCCTGGCGCTTGGTCAGATAGCTCGGGCCAGTGATGATGACAACGTCGTAAATGCCAACACTGGGGTTGTAAATCTTCTCGATCACGTTGCCCATCTGGTCCATGATCTTTTTGACCGGCTCGGGCTGCATTGGATTGATCTTTACCATGCCGACTTCGCCGTCCACGCCGATGATGCGGGCGATGCGCTCGGTGTCATAAATCTTGGGGATCATATCCACAAGCTGGCGGGTGATGTGTCGGATGGCCCGACCGAGATTGTCCACAAAGTGGTATGTGCCGGTGTCACCTTCCTGCACGCGGGCGAGGATGGCCTTGCCAGACCGCTCGTTGCCCTGTTGACCCAGCGAGGCGTTGTACTGGCCTGTGGTGGCCTTGATGTCCTCGGCGGCACCCATCTTGGCCTGAATGAGGCCCGTCTGCGCCAGAGGCGGCTGGGCACGCTGCGGGAGAGGCAGGACATTGCCAGCGCCGTCCGTCACATCCGGGTTTACTTCGAGATACGGCCAGTTGTTGGTGTTGGCCGTCTTCCACTGCATCTCGTAGCCTTCAAACTGGCCGCCATAGCCAATGAAGGGTGCTTTGGGGGCCAGAGCCAGCATTTCGGCTTCCTGGCTGACCCAGTAGTTGTACATGCGCTGCGCGTCCTTGGCGTTGCGCACAAGGCCGGAAACGTAGAGGCGGCCATCAACCTCAAATTCGTTGCCGACGACGCGGACGACTGGGATGTACTGGCCCGCCCACTCGCGCTCCTCCAGCACCTCGTAGCCGTTGGTCTTGAGCCACATGACGCGGCGGCGGTCCACGACGCGGGTGCGCAGCGGCTTGCCAAACATCGCTGCAAGGTTCTGATCCTGCGGCGTGTTCTTGAAGGCGGTCACGTTGCCCGGATAAAGGTGCAGCGTGTCCTTCTTGTGGTCGATATAGAAGTACTCCGCGATGCGGATGGTGTTCTCCGACAGCCACATGGAGAGCGACTGGTCGCCAATACCGCGGGTCAGGATGGACGAGATGGGCGCCGCGTCGGGAAACATGCGCTCGTAATCGGCCTTGACGATGTCCTCGGTGATGAAGCACCACTGAGCGTCAGACCCGCAGGGGTCCTGGATCGTAGGGTCCATGTAGACGCTGAATGCGTTGCGGATGCGCCCAATGCGCAAGTCTTGATCGAAGCTGTCCTCGCGGGCGTACTCGGTCAGGATGCGGATGTAGCCCTCGCCGTAAGTTACCTGGTTGTCGCAGGCAGTGTCATAGGCTACGTCGGCGTCGGACATGTACTCGATGTGCCGCACGATGCCGTCGAACACTTCAGCGACTGCCACGTCAGCCTTATCGTCAGCCGGGATCACCTTGCCAGACGGGCGGTTCTGCCGCTGCTGGTTTGTGACCTGCCGGACGTGCTGCGGCAACTTGTTGATGGTCAGGCAGGGCCTAGCGTTGATGGTCTGGCCCTGCACTGACCCGCGGGTCGCCAGCACGTCGGCCGGCCACTGCCACTGGTTGTCCGGCGAACCGGCCATGAAGCGCAGATCGTCCAACTCGTCCTCGCGGCTCTCGCCGTAGGCCGAGATGGCCATGGTGAAGCGCGAGCGCATGGTAGCGAGCAGGTCGGATTTGTCCGACCCGCCGTTGGCGACGCGCTCTGCGC